TTTCATGGAAAGAAAAGAGATGTTGAATATCCAATAAAGAAACATCTTGTCGAGTGTATACGTCGTTTTCGTGTACATAGAAATATGGACGAATTTATACAGGATTTAGGAGAAGTTGCTAATCTTTTTGTTTTGAAACCTGAAGTTCTTAATGCGTATATAGTCGACGCATGGACACAAGATACGCGAAATAGTATGTATGATAAGTGTCGTGAATTTTATATACCATTCGCTTTTCAGTATTTGATCAATTATATTCTGCATGAGCCTCGTCATAGAATTGAGAGAGGGAAGATGATAAAAATTGGTATAAAATGGTTATATGGAGGGGCAACTAATTACGTTAAGCAAATGAAGATAGATGATCCTAATTTTGTTTCTTTTGGAGGTGATATTAAAGGATATGATACGCGTATTTTAAAAAATTTACTTGAGATGTATGTTTTTATGTCACGAGTTTATATTAATGTTGACAATATGGATGAATTTACGAAATTGTTGTATAAGGCAATGTTAAGATGGTCAGCTTCTAAGTTAGCAGTGAAATTATGCCGTTTAACAGATATGGTTTGGGTATGGATGTTTGGAAAAATGCCGTCTGGAGATAATGAAACGTCACATGGAGGCTCCTGGATCATGGGATGGCTTTTTTGGTCTTTTGTTGAAGAGACTTTGAGACTTAATCCAAAAATTAAGGATGTGTTTGATTTTTGGTTTCAATCAGGAGGGATTAACTTTGCGGTCTATGGTGACGACGATAATGGATCAGTCCCAAAAATTTTGTTTAATTTTTTTAATGAGACAAAGTTTAATGATTATTTAAATAGAGTTCATAGAATGACAATGAAACCTGAGACTATGTGGCATGGGTATGGTTTGTCTACGTTAGGTTTAAATAATGAATTAATTTATCGCGGTGTTGTTTTCTTGAAGCGTTTTTTTATTAGACGTCCAACCAAAATTTACGATTGGGAAGCGCCGTTTCCTCATAGTACGGCGGAATTCTTGCCTTTTCGTCCCATTACTGATTACTATCCTAAAGCTAATTTTGGCTTGAAACGCGTTGACTTTTACGATGTCGCTGCTAGTGCTTTAGGGATGGTTTATGATAGTATGGGTGTTTGTGCTCATACATATTCATATCTACGTATGATTTTTCATATGTGTTATGAAGAGTTGAATAGTGATAAAGATTTTCATAAAAGAATTAGAGAGAGAATTTACGATCCGGCTAATGATGTATGTAAAAAAATGTTGTATCGTTTTGGAATGACTAAAGATGAGATTACTGGTTTTTTTCCTGAATTGAAAGAGTTGAGGAAACTCCACTATATGGATAACTCCATGAATGATTTTACACAAGGAGGTTACCATTGGTCGTTGTATGGTTCTAGCCAATAGGAAATAGTCTTTTGACTATGTTTTTCTTTGATAGAGA